AATAACTAGACCTGTTGAATTACATCTAATTATCTCGGCATCATTAATTGACAAACCAAGTTCAGTTCCAAGTTCAATCATTTCGTCTAAATATCTGTAACCTTTCAAACCAAGTTTAATTTCTTTCATTTGATTTAAAATGCTTTCAATCCATTTAGTATGACATTGGATTAATTTGGCTTTCGCAACTTGCCATATCATAAGAGTATCAAATTCATCTTTGGTACAACCAATTTGACGATCTCTACAATATTCTCTACCAATAAGATCAAGTTTATAATCATCATTCCACTCTTTTGCGTATGAATGATCATCATTATTTAATCCAAGATATTTTTCATTGTGTGTTCGTGTCTTATCCCAATGTGGATTTCGGCAATTTTCAACTCCGTCGCCCTTTCCCCATTTCTGTTCAATGTTAATATCAGGATTACAATTATCTCGACCTTTTAACTCATCACGAAAATAAGCATAAGCAAAATCATCTTGCTTACCACTTTCACTTCCATTTATGTTTCCATTTAATTTGAAATCAAAATGTTTCGTAATGGTTTCGTGATCTTCATTATAGTCATCATCTTCTTTATTATTAGATTTGTAACCAAAATGAAAACAACTATCTTTCGCAATCGTTGAAACATTATCAAACTTGTTTTGAAGATGATAAGCCATTTTAACATCTTCATCAGTATAATGTCGTCTAACGATTTGTTCTGCAAGTTTCCAAGTATTATCTTGCAAAGGTTTCATTAATTCCCTTGCTTGTAGATATGCCTCTTTTTCTTGCGTGTTTTCTTGTTCCAAGTGTTCTCGAAATCTTACTGCGCCTTTATTTCGATACTCGGAATTTAGTCTTATTCTACTCATGAGTTTTACTCCTTTCTAAATTAATCTTATACTATCCCATAAACATTGTCAAGGGCAAAAGATAGGGCATACAACCTATGATTGAATTGCCTTTTTATATATCCCGACCTCCCACCCCTAGTGTATAAGATTTTATGAGATAAGTCAATCACTTTCTAGTTGAAAATAAATTAATTTAATGCTTGACTTTAGATATGGGATAATATAAGATGTAAATTGCCTCCTGGGTATGAGGCTTAATAATAACTGCCCACACCAAACCTGGCACTTGGTTATAACTCAATATATTGAAGCTTATAATAAGTGCCACAGCGGTGGCTTGAGCCCTGGATCTATAGGTAAAGTATACCCAATGGCCTATGACCTATGGATCCTGGGGTCAAGCTTGAGCCCTGGTCTCGGAACTGTTGTGGCTAGGACCGCAGTGTGCTGACTCTAGCTGGTAGGCACTATCTGGGACCTGGGGTCAAGCGATGGCGTACTAGTATGCTACCAAAAATTATACAGCCTGGTACGCTTGGCCAGAAAGCCAATTACAATGTTACAGACTCCAAGCGTCAAGCTGCAAGCAACAAGCTGCTTGACAATGTATCTAGGATAATATAAGATACAAATAGAAAGGAAAAAATATGAGTACTAGAAGCAATATAGCAATTGAACTACCGAACAAAAAAATAAAAGTTATTTATGTTCATAGTGATGGCTATCCATACGGCATAGGTAAAATATTAAATCAAAAATATTCTACTTATAAATTAGCAAAAGAACTATTTAATTTTGGTGATGCATCCTATCTGGATGATACCATTGAAACTTGTAGTTTTTACGGAAGAGACTGGGGAAGAGATCTAGACCCAGCCAGAACATACAGAGATGAATGGATGTTTATGAGATCTTTGAGCGGGGATATCATGATTGAATACCTTTACTTATTTAAAAATGGTATTTGGCATGTAAGCGAACAACAATCAGTCGCAGCACCTGCTGACCATTGGGATGGTAACAGAGAAAATCTTTATTATTGGACAAAGTATATTCCATTAACACAACATAAAGATTTTGAAACCAAACATGAAAAACACGCTGAAGTTAAGATGATAGCTGACATTGGTAAACTGCTATCAAAAAACTTTGGTCAAGATAATGTTGTGACCCAGGGCTGGCAAAAGAAAAAAGCAAACTAATGCCGCACAGTCTAGACAAGGAAACAGTTAAAAGGATCCTGCACCTCCACCAGGTGCAGGGCCTAAAGGCTGGCGCCATTGCCGAGCGTTTTGGATTTAGTTCAGCCAGAGTTCATAATGTAATAAGGCGCCAAGCTACAAGCCGCAAGCGCCAAGCGCCAAGCTTGACAAACACTAACAATAGGATTATAAAGGATATATGAAAGAAATAACTGAAAAACTAGCAAGCATTGCCTGGGCCATGTCTAATGCTTCAAAAGATATTGAAAGTTCAAAAAATCTTTTAAGAAAATTAACTCATGATTTTGAAACAGTAAAACATGAAATAGATAAGTTCAACGATGCTAAAAAAAGAATCTAAGTATTCATTTTTATACCAGGCCCATGATGGCAGCATCATGCGGCCTGAGAGTTTTTTAAACATTAACGGCGGCAGGACGCTATCCAGCTCGCAGCTGCGCACGCTAAGAATAAATAAAATTAAAAATACAAGCTTCAAGCGCCAAGCCGCAAGCGTCAAGCAACAAGCAACAAGCCAATCATAGTATTACAGTCACCGGTGGTTACGCCAGAAGCAACAAGCACTTGACAAAATAGAATTATAAGATTATATAGGATCTAGAAAGAATGAATTTAAAAGAAGCTAAAAAAATAACAGGGGGCCTGAGCTCTCCATCCAAGATGCCTGGCTATGCATATAACCTGCCGGCCTGGCAATGTGTGACTGGCGTCAAGCTGCAAGCCGTGGCGGGCTCTGTGTGCTCAGGCTGTTACGCTATGAAAGGCCGCTATAGATTTAAAAATGTAAAAGATGCGCTCAACCGTAGGTTGAATTCTTTAAACCATCCACAATGGATCGAAGCAATGGCGCTACTGGTGACCCACTACAGTCGCAAGGTGCCCTTCTTCCGCTGGCACGACTCAGGGGACCTGCAAGGGGCTCAGCACCTTAAGAATATATTCGAAGTATGCAACCGGACGCCAGAGACCAGTCACTGGATGCCAACGCGGGAAGCAAAACTATTCACATTAATGCAACCTGAAGTTGTACCAAAAAATTTGATAATTCGTATGTCCTCGCATATGATAGACCAGGCGCCAGTGAAATTCTGGCCTTGGACTAGTACTGTAAACACTCGAGAGAGCAGCTGCCCGGCCCGGCTTCAAAATAATAAATGCCAGGATTGTAGGGCCTGCTGGAATAAAGAAGTAAGCAACGTTGTTTATCCGCTACACTAAAATGAAAAATTCTAACGATTATTTAAACCCGACTAATACAGTCAGGTTTCAAGCCACAAGCAACAAGCAGCCAAAGCCGCAAGCGACAAGCATCAAGCACCAAGCGAAGAAAGCATCAAGCCACAAGCATCAAGCGACAAGCAACAAGCATCCTCACATTTAAATCCTTCTTTAACAAGTGCCAAGATACAGGTACCTGGAAACAATTTGAAGGAGCCCTGACTGGGCTTCTTGGCAAGTATAAATGTATTCTTTGGATGTTGAATATGAAATGAAATTTGGTGTGGGGAAAATCGAATTTTGTTATGAGATGTTAGTTTTAACTCAACAGTAAAAAAGACTCCAAAAGTATTATAACCCAATAGATCAGGAGTACCAAGAACGCCAGTATTTTCAATCCTTGTCCACGATATCTTAGGTGTAATTCTTTTAAGCTCATGCCATAATTTTGTTTCAGGTTTTATCAAAATAATGAACCTAACAAATGTTTACAAAAGCTTAATTGGTGCACCCATTTTTGCTACTTCTTCATGAGTTGAAATCACTATTCTATGCGTTTCTTTAGCACCTAAAATTTTATTTTCAACTAAATTCACAGCTTGAATGTCATAATGTTTTCCATCAGGGGTTCGAACTTGAACTCGGGCATCTTGCGCTACTGAACTTCCTTTCTTTGGACCTACGAATCGATCGAAGATCATAATTAAATCTCTACCTTTAAGCATTACATTAAACCTTTTTTTCTTAAATTATCTATTGGATTTTTTACAGCTTCTAACTCTTTTTTATGAACAAGATTATCATACTGATGATCCTCTTTAGCCCTAGCCAACTCAGCCTTCAATTCTTCAATTTCTTTCCGTAAATCTTTCATTTCAGGAGAATTCATACCTATCCCCCTAACGAGAATAGCTTCGGTTTCAGCTTCTTGTCTAAGCTTATGTTCCTTCTCATACATATCTTTCCAATAACGATGATAATCAATTTCTGTATCAAATAACTTAGGATTATCTTGTTCTTCTCCTTCGTTTTCCTCATTATCTTTCATATTTGACTTTATAAGATAAGATACATATATTGTCAACGGGTGGTTAGTCCTGTAGGTTAGTTTAAATTAACCAAATTATATGTTGTATGTAGGTTAACTAAATATAAGACAACCACCAAGAAATTATGGAAAACACGCCACAAAAAAAGAAACCAGGATTACCTGCCAGACTCACGCCTATGCAGCGTAAATTTGCTGAACTATTAGTATTCAACGAAGGACATAAATTTGCCTATGAATGTGTAAAAGAAGCAGGATATAAAGGAGATAACTTAACCCTTCGAGTAACAGCGAGTCACCTTCAAAACCCCAAACGATTTCCACTAGTAGTCAAACACATAGGAGAACTACGAGAAGAAACATATAGAAAGCACAATATCTCATTTGGTGGTCACTTAACTGAACTAGCAAAAATTAGAGATGACGCAATTAAATCAAAATCCTTTTCTGCTGCAACTAATGCAGAAAAAGCACGAGGTGCTGTGGGTGGGTTATATATTGAACAAAAAATAATTAGAACAGGTAAGATAGAGGATCTTACCGAAGAAGAATTAAATAAAAGAATTTCATCAATTGTTGATGACAATACTTTACTCTTAGATCCCAAATCCAAAGATAAAGAACCTAAGAATAAAAAACCGAAGCCTATTCTATCTTAGTTATTTTCTCTTTTTCTTTTTAGATTTCTTTTTTTTCTTAACTATTTTCTTTTTTTTCTTTTTAGTCATTATTTCCTCCTTCCACTGATAGGGTCCCATTTCTCTAAGTCTATATTTACGATGTGTTTTATTA